AACTGCCATACTTCAACTTACAAATCAAACAACAGCTTTTTCTGATCTTGCAGGTGCAAAAGTTACACGCAGACGAACTCTAAGCAGGTTTCTTGATGCAACAAATTTTCCAAGTAGTGTAAATCCTTTTGGAACGCCAGATCCTTCAGCAGAGTTACCAAGAGAAGTTTATTTTATTGAAAGAAAAACAATTGAAAACAGAAATATTGTTAGTTTTGAAATGGTAGGTTCTTTTGATTTGTTTGGTATAGCAGCACCTAAAAAACTTGTCACCAGAGCCGATTTTGCGGGTGTTGGTACTTTTGTTAACTTTTAGATATGACTTGGAAAGAATCTTTTGAAAAATATGCAAAAGAACAAGAACCAGAGGAAGCCTGTGGTTTGCTTGCAATTATTAAGGGTAAAGAAACTTTTTGGCCTTGTAAAAATTTAGCCGAAGGTAAATTTGAATTTTTTGTTCTTGATCCTGATGATTGGGCGGAATGTGAAGATACAGGAGAAGTTTTTGGTGTAATACATAGTCATCCTGTAGGGCCAGCAACACCTTCAGATACAGATAAAGCAGCCTGTGAACATCTTGGCTTTCCTTATTATATTTTTAGTGTTGAACACGATCATTGGGAGAAATTAGAACCGACAGGATGGAAAGCACCTTCTCTCATTGGTAGGAAATTTATATGGGGGAAATATGATTGTTGGTCTATCGTGACAGACTGGCTTAAAGAAAATAAAAACATAGATATTCCATATTGGACACGTCCAAAAAAAATAAAAGATTTTATCAAGAATCCTGAATTTGAATATGCTTTACCAAAATTAAAATTCAAAAAACAAAAATTAAATGATGAAATAAAAATTGGTGATGTATTTCTTTTTAGATCAATTTCAGGTAAATTAGATCATGTAGCTATTTATATTGGAGATAACATGTTATTAAATCATAATATAAAAGCTTTGAGTTGTAGAGAACCTTTTGACCTAAGATACCAACAAGCACTAAGAGGAGTTTACAGATATGCAGCTTAAAAAAATAAAAGTTTATGGTAAATTAAGGCAGTTTCTAGGAAAATCATATTTTGAAGCTGCCGTAAGATCGCCAAAACAGGCTGTGAGTTTTCTTATGGCAAACTTTGAGGGTTTACAAAAACACATGAACGATCAAATATATAAGATCAAGGTAGGTGGAAGAGTTATTACAGAGGATTATTTATCAATGACTGGACAGGGAGACATTCAGATAATTCCTATTGCTACTGGGGGGATAAATTTTGCTGTTGGACTATTGTTTAGTGGTTTTGCCGCAGAAGTTGGAGCTTTTGCTGCTGGAGTTTTAGGATCACAATTAGTTGGTACTGCTGTGAGTACAATTTTAACAACTGTGGGAACTTCAATGATTATTGGTGGCGTTACAGATTTGATTGCTCCACAAAATACAACACAAAATGTTTCGTCAGTGAGTGATACTGACCCAAGAATAAGAGGGTCATATTCTTTTAGTGGAATCCAAAACGTAAGTTCAAGTGGGGTTCCAGTACCAATTTTATATGGCCTTGTCTTTAGTGGCTCAATTATTATAAGTTCGGGTACGGATTCGACTCAAGTAGTTAAAAGCATAACCTAATGCCTAGATTAGTTGATGACCAATTATTTGGAACAGATAGAAAGGTAGTTGACCCTGACCTGATAGATGGTGGATTAAGAAGTAAGCAATTTGCAACAGTTGTTGATCTTTTGGGCTACGGAGAAATTGATTCTATCTTTGATGTTGGCGGCTCTGGAACAAATACTTTTGAAAAAAATATTTTCCTTGATGGTACACCTTTAAAAAATGCAAATGGTGATAGTAATTTTCAAGATGTAGAAGTGTTTGTTAAACATGGTGCATCGGATCAAACGGCAATACAAGAGATCAATGCTGTAGAAAATACAGTTTCAGTTTCAGTACCAGTTTTAAATTCCTCCTCTGTTACAAGATCAATAACAAATACATCTGTTGATAAAATAAGAGTAAGTATTCAGATTCCAGCACTGCAAGAATTTAAAGATGATGGGGATATTGTCGGTGCTGAGGTAAAAATTTCAATAAGGATTACAGAAAATGATGGAACAGTATCTAATCCTGTAGTTGAAAATGCAATTAATGGAAAAGCAACAAGTCCTTTCGTAAAAGATTTTGAGATCAAGTTTGAAAGAACTATGAGTTTTCCAATAGATGTTACTGTTATTAGAAATACTACCGACAGCACAGAATCAAGATTACAAAACGCTACCAATTTCTTATCTCTTACAGAAATAATTACAGATTCAAATGCATATCAGGGATTTGCTTATGTTGCCTTGAGGTTTAATGCACAGGAATTTCAAAGCTATCCAAAGCGTATGTATAGGGTCAAGGGAACAAAAATTAAAGTTCCCCATGATACAACTATTGATAGTAATAATGGCAGAGTTATATATCCAGCAGACTATACATTCAACGGAACATTTAAAACAAACAAAGAGTGGTGTTCTGATCCAGCTTGGATTCTATATGACTTATTAACTACAGATAAAGGTTTTGGAGGTGATGATGGAATTGTTCAAGAAGAAAATCTTGATGTCTTTAGTTTTTATTCTGCTAGTGCATACAACAGCGAAATTATAGATGATCCAATAACACTAACGGAAGAGCCAAGATTTAGTTGCAATGTAATTATTAATCAAAGAAATGATGCATATAGCTTAATAAATGATTTATGTGCAGTTATGAACGCCTTGCCTTTTTACAGTAATGGCACATTGCATATTTCACAGGATAGGCCAACAAATACATCTTCCAATACATCCGATGCTCAATATGTTTTTAATAATTCAAATGTAACTGAGGAGGGCTTTACATATCAAAATCAAGCAGCAAGGCTTAAATATACAGAAGTAGAGGTTCAATACTTTGACAATCAAACACAAAAAATGGAGTTTGAATTAGTGACTGCTGATCAGATTACTGCATTAGCCTCAGGATCAACTGGTTTAGATGCAATAAATAAATTTGGCCGAACAAGAAAAACAATTAAATCCTTTGCTTGCACTTCAATAGGTCAAGCAAATCGTCTTGGAAGGTGGTTTTTATATACTAATTTGCTTGAATCAGAAGTTGTTACTTTTACAACCACATTAGAAGCTGGTGTTGTTGTAAGACCTTCAACAATTATTGCAATTGCTGATTCAGTTAGGTCAGGAACTAGAAAAGGAGGGCGTATAAAAACAGGTGTTTCTACCACCGAAATAGTTGTTGATAGAAGTTCTATAGATGGTAATGACTTAACACACGAGGCTGGATCTACTTTAAGTGTTATTTTGCCAAATGGAAAAGCTAGTTTGCCAAGAACTATTTCATCTATAAATGGCACAACTATTACTGTAAGTTCTGCTTTTGTTGATGATGAAGGAAATACAGCGACTCCACAAGCAAATAGTATTTATGCAATTGAAAGTCCATCAATACAATTACAAATTTTTAAAGTTGTAACCATAGAAGAAAAAAATGATTCTTTATATACAATTACTGCTGTTATCCATGACGCAAATAAATATGCACAGGTAGAAGATACTACAGTTGCTGCAAACCCTAGAACAATAACAACTTTATTAGATGAAAAACCATCACCAAGTAACGCTTCAGCAATTGAGCAAATTGTTGTTTTAAATAGTAGGGCAGTTTCTAAAATCTTTGTATCATGGGAACCAGTACAAGGTGTTAAAGAATATTTAATTGAATTTCAATATGAAAAAGATAATCCAGAAAAGCAAAGAATTTCTAGGCCAAGTTTTGAATTATTTGAATCTAGACTTGGTTCATATACTTTTAAAATAAAATCTTATAACACTTTAGGTAAATTAAGTTCTACAACTACGACTGTTGAGGTGCAAGCTGTTGGTAAAACAGCATTACCAGAAGATCCTACAGGTTTAACATCTGAACCTGTTTCAGATAACTTTATAAGATTACGTTTCAACCCCTCCACCTCAGTTGACGTAACTCATGGTGGCACTGTATCTGTCAGGCATACCAGTGATACTTCAACAACTGCAAATTTTGCAAACTCAACAGAAATAATTGAAAAACTTGCTGGAAATATTAGTGAAACTTTAGTCCCTGCATTATCGGGGACATATTCAATTAAATTCATTGATGATGGTGGTCGTAGATCAATAAATGCAGCAAAAATTATTGTAACTAAACCAGATCCGCAACCAAATCAAATAATAACAACTAAAAGAGAAGATCAAACAAGTCCACCTTTTAATGGCACAAGAGTAAGAACTGTATTTAGTGATGAATTTAATGGATTAGTTTTAGATGGT